CAACTCCTAATGAAACAGTCGCTTGAACCCCTGTAAGTGCTGTATCTGGAGCAGGATCTACTGTACCTGAAGATGAAGACATTGCCATATCAACACTAGCTTGATTCCATTTTTGTTGACCCCATCCAACACCTGAGCCCCAACCTGGAATGCTTTGAGCCGATAATAGAACATTTACAGAAATATCAGTATCTTCATTACCTAAAGTTATACTTGAAGAAACACCTGTAGGCGTGCAAGTTGCCCAAATACCTTCTGCTCCCCAAACTTCAACGCCCCAATCATCTCTACCCCAACCTTGTTCATTTTGTGCAACAACCGTTCCTAATGATGCACTTAATGAAACTCCAGAAGCCATTGCATCTGGTTCAGCGTCGACTGTACCTTGAGAAATAGATAAAGCGTTTAATGGATTTGATGATAAAAATATTTCAGTAGCTGTTGTTACTCCAACACTTCCTGTTGCTGTAGTTAACCCAAAACCTGTTTCAGTAATTTCTTGACCAATAGCTACATCTGTAACAGATGGACCACCCCATTCTGTAGATGATGCATTCCATGTATCTTGACCCCAAGTTTCTTTTTCACCTGAGCTTGTCGTTAATTGAATACCTGATACAGAGGCATTCATACCTGAAATACCCCAAAGTTCCGCACTCCATGTATCACTTCCCCAACCTGCAGTGGTAAAAGCTTCGGTACCTGCTTGAACTGTTATACTTGGTTGTTGATCACCACCATAAGTAAAAGATCCCCATGTTGATGTACCATAAGAGAGTAGACCCGCTGACGATACCTGTACTGTAATATCTGCCATTGGGCCTCCCTAAAAATTATGCGATTCTTAATATAGCTGCTGAACTTGTAAAGTTTGGAAATTGAATTGTGAATGTTCCAAAAGTTGCAGTTTTATCAGCACCAAAATCTAGCGCACATACTGCTTTATTTGCTTCAGTAGAGTTATAAATTAAAGCACCTCTTGCTGTTAATGTAACACCTGTAAAAGATAAATCTGCAAAGTCAACAATCGCAACACCGCCTGTCGCTAGTGAAGTTTGTTGAGATGCTAATGTTCCACCTTTTGCCGCATACGCACCAGAAGCAGATACTTCTCCTCCTGTTATGTAAGCTGTAGTTGCTGCATTGATAGTTGCTGTTGATTTGTATAATGCTAATTTAAAAACATCACCACCATTTTCTAAATCGTGAATGCCTTCAAGAATTTCTTTCTTAAAGCTGTTGCAAACTGCTTGTGTAATTGCCATGTTATTTTCTCCTTATAAATTTATTCATTTGGTGAAGGCGAGGGTATTTTTACTCTCGGTACTCCATCTGTATACTCGTCTCTACGTCTTCTGCCCATTTGCTCTAACGCAAAACTTTGTATAGCTACATTATACTTGTCAGAATAGATTTTGTACATATCCATTGGTCCTTTTAAAAACTCATATGCTTGAACCATAACTGCGTTAAATAGTAGATCCTGAGCATTTTTAGATAAGTAGGTTTCAGTATTAGTAGAGGTTAAAGCGTCAGGTGAGTATATATAGCTTAATTGAACTTTATATTGTGCATTTGGTGTAGGTGCCATTATGATAGTTGTTTCTTTCCAATTAGCATAATATTTTGGAACTCCTGTAGCTCCTGTTGAATTAAATTCAAAAATAAAACTTGTATCTCTTTTGTCTAAATATTCTTTTGTTGTTGGTGATTGAGTAGTATCGAAAACTAATAAAGATCTAACTATTATTGAAGTTCGAGACGCTGTAGTCGCTGCTGCCGAAGGTAAATCTAAATACTCTGAACCAATGTTCAAATTTGCTGTTGCATATTCTCTTGTATAGTCTGCATCAACTTCACGAAAGATACGTTGTTCAGCATCTCTTATCATACTTTGGACAATAGCATCTGTTAAGACTGTTGATCCAACCTCTGTGTAATCTCTTACTTTTTGTACTAATTCAGCAAATGTCATGATATTGTAATTGTAACACTCCCTAAGCTACCTCGTAACTCTCTTTTGTTATTTTCTTCATTAGCATCTGTAGAGGGTTGCATGTTATTACTAGTGAATTGACCTGGCCAAAGAGCAGGATCTAAATAAACAACAACAGGTGCAGCCCTTTGAGATCTTGCATTATATAAAGCTACAGGATCTGCTCTGTGTGGTTTTGGATCTAATTGAGGAGATTTTTTTTCAAACTCAGATATATGTACTAATGAACCATTCCATTCTTTAACCATTTCTCTATATGGAAATTCTTGTCCTGATCTATCAGATATTGATTTTGCGTATTTTCCTCTTGCGTATGCCATGATTAACCTTGTGGGTAATAAACATTAGGGGAAATGTAGACAGATGTTCTTTGCCCATCTTCTTCTAATGCTCTTTTAAGTTCATCTTCATATAATAATTTTAATGCTTGGATTCTATCAGGTGCAATTTTTTGTGATAGGTAAAAAGCTAATCCAGATACCATACATGGAAAAAATCTAAATGGCATATCGGCTGTATTTGTGTAAGCTCCAGCATCTTCAATTCTTGCAAGATAATAATAAAATATATTTGTTACTGCACTTGTATCAGGAGCTAAATATAAACTTATAGTTGGTGTTATTTGTCTATCAACATAATACTGAGAAGGGGTTCCTGCCTGTGTCTTATTAGGAATCGCAATATACTCAGATCTAGATACTTTTGTTAAAGTTTGTTGATTGCCTCCAGAAACAGTTACAACAGCTTCAAGGACATCATTACAATCACTTGGTGTTGTATATGTTACCTGATTGTTTACTAAAGTTTCTGTTTTAGATTTGACTTTCCAAAGGTTAATACCTCTATTACCCCATTCAGAAAAAAGTAAGTTTAAACTTCTTCTAGCTGATTTAATATCATAACCAGAATTTGTTCTTATACCACATCTTTCGTAAGATTCTTCAATGACCTCATCAATTGATAAGTTAAATGTTGTAGTTCCTGAACTAGCCATTTCATCCTTACGCTAAGATTGCTTTTTGTAAATGTTTTGGTAGATTTTTTTGACCACCAACTAATTTACCTGTTTTAGCCATCATTGGTTTTTTCATTTGTCCACCACCCATTTTACCTTGAGCTTTTAATTTTTTAGTAGCACCCATAAGACCGCCACCCATTTTTGTATGTACTTTTATTCTTCCGTTTTTCATATTATTTTACTCCTTCAAATTTTCCGCCTTTGACAGCTATACCCATGCCACCACAAGCAAGTTCTTTTGGTTTTACTGGTTTAGGTTTTTTCTTACCCTCTTCAGTTGCTTTTCTTAATGTTTCTAAATACTTTTTGTATTCTGTTTCTTCTTCCATAATATCTCCTAGTAATCTATCATACCACCATAGTATAATTTAGTAAACGCACCTTTAGATGCAAAAGTTTTAACATTTGTAGGTTTTCCACCAACTCCCTGAGATCTACTTCTTTTCCTCACAACGGCACTCCGCTTCTGTGAGTCTGTCATCCTTGCCGCTTTTGCAGCAGGGACGCACTTTGGATACTTCCGTTTCTTGTCCGTTTTTAATTTTGAACGACCACAAGGTGCGTATGTACCATCTTTTCGCTTGCTTCCAATATCTACCCATTTTTCTGAAAACCATTTTTTAAGTCCTCCACTTTTCATACCTGCTGGAACACAATTAGGAACCATACGATCCCCTTTTTTCTTCATGCCCTTTTGGACATAACCTTCCCAACAAGTGCCTCGTTCACTCATTTTAATAAATCGCCATAGTAATTTACTAAGCTCTCGTTTGACATTTTAATACCTGCTGAGTCATGCTTAATAAATTTACCTTGATAAGCAGAAATAGAATCTAATTGTTTTGCTTGTTTCTTGTGGGTTGCGGATGCTTTATGTAATCCTTTTGCAACTTCTCTAATTTTCATTTCCTTACCGTTTTTAGCAGCAGTATATTTTAATTTACCTTTTTTATCATACTCGGAAATTGGGTTTTGAATATCTTTTAGTTGTTTTCTTCTTTTATTTCGATCACCCTCTACAATAGTATTTTTCTTTTTTGTTTCAGCGTGTAATCCTTTGTTGGCTGGTTTAGGTCCTTTAAAGTCTTTTCTTTTTACACCTGAAGGATCTTTAATTTTACCCGCACAAATTTTACTAGCATATGCATTAGCATATGCACTGGGATATACCTTAAATTTTCTTTTGGCTGCAGCCTTGCCTCTAGCACATAGTTTTGTCATTTTCTTTAAGCCTCTTTCGGTTGTACAACTTTTTAGATTGTATCACTTTAGGCTTAAACAGTAAATGTCTTAGCGAGAGGATTCTTTTTATTGGATTTTTTAGTGTAAAGCTTCTTTTTTTTCTTTTTTTCATCTTTCGCACCTCTTAGATTACCAGTAATCTGTTGAGTCATTTGTGATCTTGTAATAGTCATAATATTTAATTTTTAAACAAAAATTTCTTTTGCCTTTCCTAATATTGGTTTATATTTAGTTTTACCTTCTTCTCTAAATGCGTGCAAGAAAGATTTTCTAGGCATACCTTCTGTATAACTACAATGTATCCATCCTGAATTGGGTTCTCCAGGAGTATAGTACTCGAGAATCAATTGATCCCATTCTAACTCTCTGTGAATCCAATCAGCTAACTCACAATTGTCTACGCCTATTACTTCAAAATCTGCAGCCTCCGCACGCGCATGCTGTGAATTTGGTGAGCTACCGATGGCTTGGCATAGCTCTGGACTACGGAACCCGCTAGTCACCTTAACTCTGCCGAAATGGTCACGTACCGGCTGTAAAATTTTTTCACAAAGTGTTTTTAATTTTTCTATTTGTTCTGCGTTAGGATTATTATTAATACCCTTACGAATTGCAGTATCTGATTTGGTTAATTCTTCTAAAGAAAAATTACGTGTAAGTTCCATAATTACTCCAATATTAGTTTTTTTATAGATAATGATCCATCAATATTTGACTCTAATTCTGCCATAGATTTTATGCATTGATATCTAACATGTCCTTCAGGTTTCGTTCCACGTTTTGCAATCCTTTTGCCTTCCAAACATTTTCCCATTGAAGGCTGGATACGTGCTTCCTTAATCTCTCCTTGTACAATCATAAGTAAAGCTACCACTAACTCTGTCATACTATCTTACCTTTGTTTGGTCCTTGCTTGATAACATATTTTTGTGTACCATGCTTGCCAGTTTCTACTTCTTTTTTTAAATCTTTAACATAACTCATTTGTTT